ATCGATGTCACCAATGGTTAATGCTTTACCGTTGGTAAGTTAGTTAACCAAGAGTGACATGGTAAACCAAATAGATCAAGTCTTTTGGTAAACTGTTTACCATTGGTGACATCGATACCGAAAAAAAGGACCGCATTTCTGCGACCTATTTCACACAATCACTGTTACCCAAACATCCCTTCAGTCCATCATCACCCGAATATCTCATCAGGCCACTGGCTGGCTACAACCTTACCTACAACCCTGCATTGCTCGTTACACGGCATTATTGGGAACTGAGGGTTTAGCGGTTGTAGGAATACTTGTCCACTGTCTTTGATGAGCTTCTTAAAAGTGAACTCATCACCACATAACCTTGCAATGCAAAAATCACCTGGGTCTACAGGATCTTCTGGGTCTACAAGAATCAGCATTCCTTCAGGAAAGCTTGGTCGTGATCCCGCTGGAGCCGTCATTGAGTGACCTTCAACTTCAAGCCAGAAAGCTGCCTCACTGGCCTTTTTGGTTGTGCTTACCCATCCCTCAGCATCTCGTTGAGTGAAAGTTCGAAATTCTGGTGTAAACATTCCAGCCTGAACATGAGAGAAGAATGGGTATTCAAATTGAGGTTTAACAGGCTTTTGTTCTGTTGACTCGCCAACGCTAAAGGTTCCGTCAGCGTTGAACCTCGCGTCTGTAACGCCAAGATATTGAAATATAGCTCCAATTTCTTGTATTGATGGGTTCCTTCTCCCGTTAAGCCAATGACTAACAGCACCTTTGGTTACACCAAGGTGTTCAGCAACTTTATCCTGACTCAATCCAAGCTGATCAATCCTTTGCTTCGCTATGTCATACCAGTTCATTTTCATCCTTAAATTATACAATTTGTATCAAACAAGAACAGTCACAATTCGTAAACTATGTATTGCGATATTGAATACGATGTGTATACTTATTGGTAAGGAGGAGCTTATGAATAATATTCGCAATTTTCGCGAGCGCTTCGGTTTAACGCAGGAAGATCTTGCGAAAGTACTCGGTTGTACGCGTGGTGCAGTTTGTCATTACGAGACAGGCAGAAGGGGAATGGATATCAATCTTTGTCGCGCTTTTATCAATGCGTTCAAAGAATACGGTTATGAACTAACCATAGACGATCTTTTTCCACCAAAGGCTGCGTAAGCAACACCACTCACAACGGACATTCGTCCTACGTCGCTGAAAAGCGAACTCCAGATAACAAATCAACCACAGGTTTATGCGCCAGTGCGCATAGCCACAACTAACTATTAACTACAGGAAATACTAAGTAATGGAACTCACAAATCACAGCAAAAAGATACGCGAAGTGGAAACAGAGCTTCGCGCCAGACTCGTATCAATGGGTCAGACAAATTTCGCAAAGATGGCGGGATGGTCTGATTCAAAAGTAAGTCGCCTGAACATTCAGGATATGGCTGTGACGTTCGTTCTTCTGGAGAAGGTATGGGAGACGAGCTTAATCAGGGAAGTGGCAAGACAGGCAGTGGAAGCTGTTATGCCGGGAAATAAAAAACGCCCGGCGTGCAAGACCGGGCGTTCTGAGCAAATCGATATGCAATTCTGACGGAATTACTGGATCAATCCACAGGAGTAATTATGCCAAAACGTCGTAAGAAATACCAGGAAAAAGAAGAGATTCGACACCCTGATTCACCTGAGGGATTAGTGGTAGCCGCAGCAAATAACAGGGCGTTCGCAGAGCGCCTTGTTGGTGTTTACAGACTAGCCAAAGCAGGAGTGAAACATGGGCGTCGTTAAGTTAGCAGACTACAGACCGTTAGAGCCGGTCGTGGAGCGTAATGTGGCAGATCTCGATGATGGTTACGCCAGACTATCAAATATGCTGCTTGAAGCTTATTCAGGCGCAGATCTGACCAAGCGACATTTTAAAGTGCTGCTTGCCATTCTGCGTAAAACCTATGGGTGGAATAAACCAATGGACAGAATCACAGATTCTCAACTTAGCGAGATTACAAAGTTACCCGTCAAACGGTGCAATGAAGCCAAGTTAGAACTCGTCAGAATGAATATTATCAAGCAGCAAGGCGGCATGTTTGGACCAAATAAAAACATATCAGAATGGCGCATCCCTCAAAATGAGGGAAAATCCCCTAAAACGAGGGATAAAACATCCCTCAAATTGAGGGAGTGCTATCCCTCAAAACAGGGGGACACAAAAGACACTATTCAAAAGAAAGAAATACAAGATAAAAACATTATGTCCGAAAGTGTTCGGACGAAGTGTGAAAAATCATCTGGCCATCACGAAGAAACCGACAAGGCATTCGAGGAAATTTTCTGGTGTGCTGGAATGCGGAAAGCCGGGAAGAAAAACGCAGCTTCGGCATTCAGAACACAGTTCAGGGAGTGGCGTAAAACCACCAGGGGGACGGCAAGCGAGTTTGCCACAATGCTGGCAGAAGATATCGCGTGCAGGAACGGTAAGCAGTTCGGATTCGACAGGTTGTTACCATCGAGCTACCTGAACGGTCAACGCTGGAACGACGAGAAGCCAGAAACCATTCAACCACAATCCAAACCATCATCCGCAATCACCGTATCGAAAACTGGCTACGTGTTTTTCGACAGGTGAACCATGAAATCAAAAATCAAATCGCTACTGGTCGCTGGTTATAACCACGGCTGGTTAAGTATTTCGTTTGTCGATTTCTGGTTTAAAAATCTCAATCTGAGGGAATTATGACACCGAGTGAACTCAGCGACCTGCTATGGGCGCAGGTTGACAGGGTGGCTCCGCACCTGTTGCCAAACGGCAAGAAAGACGGGCATGAATGGGTTGCTGGTAACGTCAACGGCGACAAGGGGAACAGTCTGAAGGTTAACCTTAGCGGCAAGAAAAAATGGGCTGATTTCGCTGAGGGAGACGGCGGTGACATGCTTGATTTGTGGATGGCGTGTCGTGGAATTAACCTGCATCAGGCCATGCAGGAAGCGAAGGCATTTCTCGGCATCAGGGAGGACGATCACCATTTCGACGCCAGACGTGAGAAGAGATTCTCCAGACCTGACCGCAAGAAAATCGCCCGCTACGTTACCAGAACAGAATCACATCTTGAGTACCTGCAATCGCGGGGCATATCGCCTGAAGTCGCGAAGCGATACGAGGTTGTCAGCGGAAAGGTCTGGAATGGCGAACGTGAACTGAGTGCCCTGGTGTTTCCGTACAAACGCGATGGCGAGCTGCTGCAGGTCAAGCGAATCAGTACTGAACGTCCGGACGGGAAGAAAGTCATCATGGCAGAAGGTGACTGTGAACCTTGCCTGTTCGGGTGGCAGGCTCTCGATGCTGGCGTGAGGGCGGTTATACTTTGCGAAGGCGAAATTGATTGCATGAGCTATGCGCAATACGGAATACCGGCGCTATCTGTCCCTTTCGGTGGCGGGAAAGGCGCCAAGCAACAGTGGATTGAGTTCGAATACCACAACCTCGACAGGTTTGAAGAAATATTCATTTCGATGGACGTTGACGATGTCGGGCGTGAAGCAGCAAGGGAAATCGCAAGCCGACTGGGTGAACATCGCTGCCGTCTGGTTATACTGCCACACAAAGATATCAACGAATGCCTGATGAACGGCGTCACCGAGGATGAAATCTGGCAGTACATCGGGACAGCGTCATATTTCGACCCCGAAGAACTTTACAGCGCCCGTGAGTTTTTTCAGGACACCGTCAATGCTTTCTACGGCAAGCAGCAGTATCTGTTTAACCCACCGTGGGAAACGCTGGCTTACAACTTCCAGTTCCGTGAGGCGGAGTTAACTCTTGTCAATGGCGTGAACGGTCATGGAAAAACGGAGGTTGTCGGGCATATGGCACTTGAGGCCATGAGGCAGGGGGTAAAAACATGCGTCGCATCGCTTGAACTGAAGCCTGGGGTTTTGCTTAAACGCCTGACCCGGCAGTCTACATGCTGCAAAATGCCACCAGTACTGGAAATCGAATCAGCATTTAAGTTTTACGATGACCGGCTCTGGTTATTTGGCCTGACAGGTACAGCGAAGGCTGAACGCCTGATTGAAATCTTCACATACGCCAGAAGACGCTACGGTATCCAGTTATTCATTATCGACAGCCTTATGAAATGCGGGATCGGTGATGACGACTACAACGGACAGAAAGCGTTTGTTGATGCGTTGTGCGATTTCAAAAACAAAACCAATTCCCACATCATTCTCGTTACTCACTCAAGGAAAGGAGATAGCGAGGAGAAACCCACCGGGAAAATGGACGTAAAAGGCTCAGGAGCGATTACAGACCTCACAGATAACCTGTTTATCATCTGGCGCAATAAAGCTCGCGAGAGAGCGTTACAGCGCGTTTATGCTGGAGAGCAGATTAACGATAAAGACCAGCAGCTTCTTGCTGCACCCGCATCTGTTTTAATGCTGGAGAAGCAGCGTAACGGGGAAGGATGGGAAGGTGGCGTACCGCTATTTCTTGATGAGCAGTCTCACCAGTTCCTGCAAACGGAAGGTGCATCCCCATACAACTACATCGCCAATATGCCGAAATCGGAATATGACGAAGCGTGGCGACAGGAAAACGTTACGGAGTACTGAATGATTAACCGAATAATGCCAGAAATGCTTTTGAATCCCCGCTTCATTGCTGTTTTGAGCAGATGTATCGACGAAGAAGAATTAATTATTCAATTCGAAAGGCTGTCAGGAGTAAGCCGACCACCAAAAAGGCAGCATCCAATAGAACTGATGGTTGATAAATCGACAGGATTTTATGATGAGCAGTGGAAACTGTTTTTTGAAGCATTTATCCCGTTCGTCTATGAGTTTATATGGCTCACATGGAGAGACCGTGACAATGAGGAGTACTGGCAAT